GCGGCTTCGACTATCCGCACCGGCAAGATCGGTATGCTGGACCGTTTCTCGGTCTACGTGTCGAACCTGCTGCCACGCGGTGAAGCCGGTAAGGCTCTGGTTCCGGGCCTGTCCGCGACGTCCACTGGTGGCGCGGTAACCAACGCAAAGGCCCGCCGCGTGATGGTTGCTGGCACCAAGCACGCTTGCTCGTTTGCTTCGCAGATCAGCAAGACAGAACCCCTCCGCAACCAGACAGACTTCGGTGACATCGTTCGCGGTCTGGCTGTCTACGGTCGCAAGGTTCTGAAGCCTGAAGCCATGGTGACTGCTCTGGTTGGCGCTGCTGCGTAAACCTGAACTTGGGGGGCTTCGGCCCCCCTAACTACACAGAGGATACACCCATGGACCCGTGGAAATTGATCGAACTCACGCAGGCTGAGATCGCCTGTAACCGCGCCACAGCCCGCATCGACGGAAAGCTCGTCATCATCGCTCGCATGGGTGAGTCACAGATGCAGCTGACCGAAGAAGGCGAGCAGATTGCAGCTGCTCTTAATGAGCAAAGCTCCACCAAACAGAAAAAGGCAAAAGCGCCTGCTTCTGACGCATAATAGAGGGACGTGAAATGTCTGTTGTCCGCGTCATTGACATCATCCGCCGCGTTGAGGACGTCCTTCAGGACAGCAACGTGCGCTGGCCCCGGGTTGAGCTTCAGAACTGGCTCAACGAAGCGTATCACGCCATCACTCTTGTCCGCCCGGACGCCACGGCGAAGGCTGAAAGTTTTACTTGTGCGGCAGGTACCCGGCAGGTTCTTACTGCCCAGCACCCGTCGGCGTTGCGCCTTTTAGACGTCACTCGAAACTTGGCCGCAGGCTCTAACAAACAAGCTGTGCGCCTCATCCAGCGTAGCGTCCTAGACGACCAGCGACCCGCATGGCACTCGGAAACCGGAACAGTAGACATCCAGCACTGGATGTTCGACGCCCGACAACCGAAAGAGTTTTTTGTGTATCCGCCAGCTCTGGCGTCCACAGAACTCGAAGTTGTGTTCGCGGACACGCCCGGTATCCACTCACTCACTGAGTCCGAGCTGGACCCTAGCGGCTCTCAGGCCGATGTCATTTTGCTTGACGACATCTACATGTCTCCGATCATCGACTGGGTTCTGTACCGTGCGTACTCCAAGGACGCTGAGTACGGTGCTAACGAGGCTCGCGCTACTGCCGCGTACCAAGCGTTTAACTCCGCACTCGGGGTGAAAGCGCAGGCAGACTCGGCTAGTAACCCTGTTGACGACAGCGCGGTGAGCGGCGTCTAAGATGGCTGAGCCGTGGAAAACCTTTTATCCGCACGTGCAACCGCACGTTCCCGGCTGTCCGGAGGTGACGATAGACTATCACCTCCAGACGGCTGCGGAAAACCTGTGCAAGCGTGCTGAAATTTGGCGTGATGTTTTAGGCCCAGAAGTTACTGTGGCCGGGATTAACGAGTACAAGGTTTCCACGTTCGGCCAATCACGTCTGGAGAGCATACCGGCACTGTACTTGGACGGTGCCAAACTCCACAGGGTAACTGATCTGTACCACACAGAGTCACCAGACCATCCGCAGGGAAAGCCCCTGCGTTTTTCGGTCTATGGTGACGAGACGGTTAAGTTCTTCCCGACACCAGACGCAGAATACACGTTCCAAGGCACGATGGTTCTGGCACCAAGTGCCGGTGCGTCCGGTGTTCCGGACTTCGTTTACGAAGATCATCAGCAGACCGTGACTTACGGCGCTTTGGCCACTCTCATGGCAGTCCCACACAAAGAATGGAGCGATGCCGAGAGGGCGGACTACTACCACTCCAAGTTTTGGAGATGTGTAGACGATGCCAAGGGACGTGACACAAGACGATCAAACCTTACGGTGGCAATGAGGCCACTAGCCTGAGACCATAATAGCAGGAGTTAGATATGGCTTTCCTCGGAGATCGGGTTTTCGACAACGGCCTTACCGTGTTGGACACCGAAGCAAACGCGATCCACATCACATCGCAAGAGGCGGTTGATTACGCCGGTGCTACTACAACACACACGTTGGGAAACAGTACGTCTTTGTCCGTTGGGGCACCAGCTGACCGGACTGGCGGCGGTCGAGAAGTGACTGTGGCTGCGATCACGGACGGCTCGGTTACAGGCACCGGAACCGCAACACACTATGCCATCGTGGATACAGTGAATAGCCGCCTACTCGCCACCGGCGCTTTGACTGCTTCGCAAAGTGTCAGCACCGGA